GGTTATTTCAAATTTGGCTTTTCCCAGACTGTTTTCACTAAGATGGATCCTAGTACTGAGAAATCTGCGACATCGCAGACCGGCGGTACACGCCGTTCCACCCAACCGGTCTATGGCTTTAAACCGGTTTCCCCACACCCCAGCACTCACCAGTTGCCCCCGCGTGAGGGCGCTGGAAGATCTGGTGGTCGTGGGAGGGGGCCTTCGGGCCCGGGCCGCTCAAGGCCCTGCGGCCGTGGGCGCGGACGGGTTGAAGTGGTTTCCACTCATCCAACTGCTGCTCGCGCGCGCCGCGATCTTGAGGAGTTTTGCTACGGAGTATTCAATCATCATCGGGTTCCCAACGTTCGTGACGTTGGTGGCAGTGCTGGCGGCCTTAGCCGCGGGCTGGCACGTCCGGCTCACAAGTTTGGACACATTAAACACGTTCATGTGTTGTGTCCTATAACTTGTGCTGCCGATGTAACTCGGATGAGCACCGTTGCGCGTTTTAGACCGCATGGTGTTGCCCATGGTGCGCATGCTTACGCTATTGGGCTTGGATATCCTTGTGAGCGCTTTGAGACTCGTTCTGGTCACATCACGGCGTGTTTGCACACGCTCGCTGATTGTGACTGTTACGGTGGTGTTAGGCAGCGAGTTGCTGGGGAGGTGGGCTACCTATTTGTCCACTCGTACTACTACATGCGCAATGTTGATTTGCAGCGTGTCATCGGTGCTAGGTTGATGGTGGTTGCACATCCCTTCATCGGTGATTCAGGCGCAGTCCATGGTGAGGGCGTCTGGAAACGCATGCATGATGGTAGTATTGAGATGAGTTTCCCCGACGAGGTTGGTTTGCATGGGTATCGTCACCCTGATGTGACCACCGAGTTGTCGGGTGAGACTCATCGTGAGTGGGAGAGTGGTGGTTTGCGCCTGCGCACTGTGTTTCTGCGCAGGCTACCCGTCGCCCCCGACTTTGGCACCCAGGTCTATGAAGGGCGTGTCGAGGTGGTTGCTGGTGTTGCTGCTAGTCCGGTTTTTCGCGTCCCGCTGGAGTTCGCCGATCCCAGCGGGTTGGAGGCCGGAAATGCAGCAATACCCCACAGGCTGTCGCCCCAAGCGATGGCTTTGTTGGCTGTGGAGGTTCGAGTCGAGGGGCAGTGCGCTTGCCCCGGCCTGTTGTTCCCTGGGGACACGGGCTGTGCGACGTCGACCCCATGGCGACCACCGCTTCATGCTATACCCCTGGGTTGTGTGGGCCGGGCGACCCCTCGTTGGTCGGCCGTGTCCGCCGATGCGCCTTGCATTGGTGCATGCAGTGCTACTACACCAGTGGTCTCGGTACCTCCTGTGGTTGCTCCCTGTTCGTCAGGAGCGGGTTCGCCGTCGATTGCGTGCACTTGCGTGCCGTCCGTGTCCAGTCCGTGCGTGAAATGCTCACCGGGCTGTACGGACGCACGCACACCGCGCAGTGTGGACCCGGCTGTGATGGAGGGTGCGCACGCAGCTACGGTTGGTCCAGACAGCGCGATCAGGGCTTTCCGGCGCATGAGGTCCGCGCTGACCACCCCGATGACTTCTTTCTCGGGGCAGTCGCCGTTGGACAGGCCCGGTATGGGCGTGCCGTCGATGGATCGCGGGCTTTTGGAAGCCCCGCCTATGATGGTCCACTCATCCGTGATCCCGCCATCGTTGATGTCATCGTGTGTGGTGACCCCAGCGATGGTTGTGCCGGCGCCACTAGGCCCGTTGTTGGCTGTTCCGGTAGCCCCCGGGGCGGTGCCTGCGGTTTCTCCGCTGGACCCCCTTGTGGTGGTGCCTCCAGTCCTTCTGGGCCCTGTGGCGGCGGTGACACCTCCTGCCGTGGTAGCGGCGGCGCTAGTCCCCGGGGTGGTGCCTGCGGTTTTACCGCTGGGCCCCCCGGTGGCGGTGCTCGCGGCTCCGGCAGCCCCGGCTGTGCCGGTAGTGCCTTTAGCAGTGGCGCCGGTGGCGATTGTGCCGCCAGCGCCAGGCTTCTTCGGGGCTTTACCTGGCGTGGCTGTGGGTCGCCGTCTAGCGTCGCGTGCGTTGAGCCTCGTTTGGAGAGCTCCCCTGGGCATAGCGACTTCGACGGTTGCAGGTGTGGGTTGGTGCCTTCATCAGCAGGTGCGCTTTCAAAACGCCGTCGTACTGCCTTCTGTCCTCTACATTGTGGAGAAAGCGAGTAGTCGATTTGCTACTGTAGTCGAGGAGGTTGATGAGGCTGTAGTGCACGCTGCGCACGTACAGGTGGGTCGCCGGTGTTTGGCCGACGACCCTGGCCTCACCTTACCCCTCGCTTCATTAGCTGTTATGACGGCTGTTAACACACCGGTTGATCCGGGCACGGCCATGCGGCAGTCTGTGCGATCCCTCGGGCTTTGGCGCTCTGCGCAGAAGACGGGGTTGATTGCTTGCATCAGTGATGCACGACATGTCCGCATCCTTCGTGACCTCCGTGAACAGCACGAGGATGCACTTGCCGGCCGCTGGTTTTCCAGACGGTGCTGCCGGCTGGTGCGGAATTATGCTGTTTCCCTCCTCTTGGTTATGGGTGGTGGGTACGCTATCACTCGTAGCTTGCGTAGCCGGGCCTAGGTCGTAGGCGGGCTGGATGAATTTGGTCACGTCGTTGCGCAGTCAGTTGTTGATTTGCCACATGGCGTGTACCACCTGGTCTCGAGCGCGACTGATACTTTGTGTCTTGGATTTGGTGATGAGATTCGCTTGGGCAGTAATGCTCGCATCCTTCGTCGTCCAAACAGATTGTGTTCTCGCGCCCGCCAGGCAGGTGGCACCCTCGTTGGGCTTGCATCCCGTGTCTCTTTTACTTGCCGCTCGTGTGCGTGTAATGCGCACAACGCGTTTTGTATGAGGCACGGTACAGCCCAGCCGGTCGTGACACGTGATTTCACCCAGTTCGCCGATGCTCTAACCCAGAATAGCAGACGTTTGCGGTCGCTGTTCTATGACGCTTTTTCTGTGTGGGGTGTTGGCACTGCGTGGTTGGACCGCTGGCCTTTGCAGAAACGGCGTGACATACTCAAATCGGTGCAGTTTGATGATGTCATGCCAGGTTTAGTGAAGTTCACGGTTAAACGCGAGTGTGGCTTTGGCCAGCCTGATAAGGCCCGTGGTATTCAAGCGTATCCGAACCTTGCCACTCAGGAGTTTTATGCACGTACGACGTATGCACTGCAGAAAGCTTTTGGTGGTTGGCTTGGCTGGCGCCAGACTGTGTTATCTGGCGTCCGTGTTACGTTTGCTTCTGGTCTTGGGTCTGAGGATTTGGGCCGGTGGATGGCGGATGTTTTGGCTGAGGGACCTGTCGTATTCTATGAACGCGATGGTAAAAGATGGGACTCCACAATGGGGCGGTTGACGCACGATCTTAAGATGTGCGCCTACAGGGCCTGTGGCGTCCCGGATGGTTACCTCGCCTTCGTGGAAGGCGGCTTTGCGGTCCGTGGCCAGCATGTATCCGAGCAGGGTGTGCTACGCTACCGTCTGGTTGGAACGACTAAATCGGGACATAATGACACGACTTTGGGCAATTCTATCATTAATGCTGCCATCGCTAGTGAGGCTTGTTTTGCGCTGGGCCTCAACGCGGATGTGCTCGTTTGTGGAGATGATTTGCTCGTTGCGGTGCGCGGTGATTTTGATGCCAACGCTCTTGCTGCATATGAGAGCGGCTTTGGCATCATACCCTCGTACCGTAAGTTTTTGTCGTATCGGCATGTCTCGTTTATTTCCGGGGCTTGGTTTGCTGATGGAATGTCGGGTTTTGTGTTTACGCCTAAGCCCGGCCGTCTATTGGCGAAATTGTTCTGGACCGTCAATCCTCCTCGGGGCTCTCGTAGTGACTATTTGGGTGGAGTCGTTGCAGGTTTACGTGCTGTGGTGGGCTTAATGCCCGTACTGCGCGTTTTCTTGCATATACATTGCCCTATTGGTGACTATAGAGCTATCGGTAAGGCTCACCTTATCTACCGGAACGCACCGCAGGTTGCCGTTAGCATGGACGAGTTTTGTGCGCGGTACGGCGTTAGTGTTGACGCCGTACTAGATTTTGAGAGCCATTTGTTGTCTTTGGAGGGCCACGTCGGCTTGGTGTCTCATGGGTTGATTGATGCTATCAATGCTGTGGACCTGGTGGATGTTGAGGATCGTATGACGCATTAGCGTTTGGTGTTGCACAAGCCAACGCTGCGGCGGTGCTGCCAATGTGTGATGGCAGTTTCGTCTGTGTCAGCGAATCAGCACTATCAGGAGATCCTCGCCCGTTTACGCGGTGCGGGTCTCAACCCCGATGTAGCCTCGGCCGGGCTAGATTGGTTGGTCAAAGCACTACACCCTGCGTGGGACCACGATGCAGGTGGAGTGCCGGATCAGTCTTATGTCAATTCTGTTCATTCGAACATTACTGTACAGAGGACTGTTTCCCGACCCCCAGGCCTTGCCGCGGACGCAGAGTGGGCGTTCTGTCTCTGGTCGCCGCCTGGCGATATGACTCAAGTTGTTATATTGACTGGCGCGACCGGGATTGACTTCACGAATGCGTTGTCCTCTACGGACGCTGGCCTCACTGGCGTTGTGGTCTCCATGTTGTACTCTGCGCCTTTTGAGAACGTGGGGGTGCTTTGTGAGCCGTTCGCTGGTGGTGCCCTTGGTGTCGATTACTCGCCCCTTAGCGCTTCACGCTATGGACGTTGGCGGTATCGGTACCGTGGCCTCACTGTGTATCCTGTCGCTGCTCCTTTGTATGAGCAGGGCACGATATACGCTGCACAAGTTTCCTCGCCCGTTTGCCAGGGCACCATGCGCTCTCGTGAGGCGGGGGTCCCCTACGTGACGCCCACCCCTGCTGATCCTGATCGGCTCGCCTATGTTGAGTTCACTACGGTGGTGCCATTGAATGAGGAGCGCCTTGTCTTGTTCGACCCTGCATCTGTTGCTTGGCCGTTCAAGAACGGCGCTTACTTGCCTACCCGATTCACCTCATCGGACATGGAGTTTGCTGAGACCCCATGCCCAGCTTTTGGTACGGGTAATTCTGTGGCGGTCGCTGTATTTCCGATCGCGACTTTAGGCACTCCTGTGGCTGCGCGTGTGCGACCTGTCACTTTTCGTGACAATTTGCTTAGGTATTCATACCCACCGTGGGCCACGGATGGAGCTGATCAGTTCGGCGGGGGAGGCATAGTTCCGTCGTTCGACACTTCGTATGACAAGGTTACGCAGAATGTTGTCATAGGCCGTGGCATACATCCTTTGGCCAGCATAACGATTCGTTCGTATACTGGGAAAGAATGTGTGCCTCGTTTTGATTCGCCTGAGGCGCAGTTTTCTAGGTCGCCTGCGAGGTTTGAAATGAAGGTTCTCGACACCTATTTCCTGGTTGCGCAGGAGATGGGCACCGTTTTCCCTTCGTCATATAACTCTCTCGGGACCCTATTGGCTGTGATTGCTAATGCTGCCCGGCGTGTCATGCCTATTATTGGCAAAGCTATGCCTATCATTGGTCGTGCTATGTTGACTGAAGGGGCGTCCCTACCTGGCGACCTTGCACCCTTGGCTGTTCGCGCCGTATCCGGGGCCGTTGCGCGTTTGCGCGCTCGGTCTAGGTCACGGTCACGCTCAGTGCGGTCTGTGCGTGTCGTTACTCCACGCAAGCCTGCGGTCCGTAAGGCACGCAGGGCACGCAAGTAACTTGTATATTAGAATCGTCATACCAACCTTTTGGATACGTTTGGCGGTTTTCACGTGCCTTATCTAAGCTTCGTTTCGACTTTGCCAACCTTTTGGATACGCATTGTCTTACCGAGTCAGCTTTGTCGCTGGGCGATGATTGGATCACATGGTGGGGCCGAGCTATTGCTCATGCCGTTCTTCCGATGTCGTCTTGCCACTGCATTCCTAGTTGGGCCCCTTAAAACGAGCTATGGAGTGCTGTCGCTTCTCCGGCGCAAGCCGTTTACCAGGCACA